CTGTTAGTCCATTATTTGACGCTCCTACTTCTTTTATATAATCCACTGAAGGAGTTGGAGCTGTATCTGTATGTACTTGTACTGCTTTTAATTTGTCTGTAGATTCACTTGCATCAAAGAGTAAGAAAGCAGATGCGTTAGCTCCCATACCTGCAAAGGCTTGTTGAAAAGTAGCTGCTGTGCTGCTACTGTTTGTAAAAAGTTGCCCATCTGGAGATGTCATAGTATATGAGCTATTGCCTATTGAGAAAGTACCATTAGCAGCCATAGATATAGTTCTATTTACTTCTCCGCCTTGTTGTACTAACTCTAGTCTTGATTTTGTCGGTGGTAGTAGTTCTCTTTCTGTTATTGTTATTTCTCTTTGTAGATAAGTTGATACAGTACCAATACTTGATTTTGTTCTTATTCTAATAACATAGTCTCCTGCTGAGACTCCACTAACTTTTATTGCTTGTTCGCTACTTCCTACTGATACTACTTTTACTTCACTTGATAAGTTATGCTCAATTTCAAAACCGTTACAGAACTTAAACTTTGAACCATCTGAGTTTAAAGGATAGTCCCAAGTTATTGTTGCATTATATCCTGTAACATTACCTATTGTTGTACCTGTGTCTAAAGAACTATCTTCAGGAGAAATATTTATAACTAAATTTTCTGGAGCAGGTATTACATCTTCTGGGTCTGGTGCTGTTTTTATTGGTCTAGGATTTAGATTGAATCCTCTTTCTATTTCGAAGAATTTATTCCTATGATAAGCGGCTCCTACAATATCAAACTTTAGCTCATCTTCTTCTTTTACAGAAACTATTTTGTACTCTTTTGCTGTTCCTGTTTTTTCTGTTCCATCAGTATTATATAGTTTTAATGCCCACATAACTTCTGCATTAGGAGTAGAAGTAAATGCACTATTAACAGTTAACGAACTTACATTACCTGCAGCTGTATTTACTTTTTGTTTTTCTACTCTTACATTTTCTGACCATATTACATCAATAGAGTTATTACTATCATCTTTAGCGTTAGCCGCTGCTGTAGAAGTTGTTATACTAGCTAATAAGTCTCCTTCAAAGAAAGTTGTTCCTCCAACTACGGCAAATTCATCTTGTAAATATGCCCCACCACTAGGGTAGATTAAATGTAGTTCATGTTTAAAACCGCTATTGTATGCAGGTAAACTTATAGTTCTATCTAAAGGTATAACTGTTGTTGACCTTGTGCCTGAATTAGATACACGCCCTGAATATGAAGACCTATCTCTATCTGAATCCTGTACTAGTATTACATCTCCGGGATTAAGACCTGTTGCATTTATAGAAGTTGAAAAACTTACAGTTTCTTGTTCATTTTGTTCACTTAGTAATCTCCACTTTCCTAATCTATGTGCTTGACCTCTTGATGTACAACCAAATGCAAGAGCGTCTGCTCTTACAATTCTTCCTGTATCTGCTATACTTTCGTAATCTTCTACATACTCTGTGGACTGCCTATAGCTATCATCAGGGTCATTCCAAGTAACTTTTATTTGGTTAGTTCTTACTCTATCTCCTGTTCCTTCATAAGTAAACTGACCTCCAATAGTATTAGCTTTTGAAAAAGCATAGACTGGTTGCTTTGGTCTATCCACTGAAAGAGTAAGATTACCATCTGCCCATAAGCCCATACCTCTAAATATACTAGTGAATTGTTTTAGAACTTTCGTTGCTTCACCAGCTTTTCCTAAGTATACATTACAAGTAAATCTTGGTTCTGTTCCTCCTTCTCCGTCAGGGACTTGTTCGTCACAATACTTTGCAACTCTAAATAACTCATATATATCTATTTGTGATTTATCAATAAACTGGCCAATACCATATCTTTCATTAGTTAATAAATCATAAAAAACCCAGACTGGATTATCACAATATATTTTTTCGTGATTTATAGAAGTAGGATTAAAAGTTACTTTATCCCCTCTAAAATTACCGTCCCAATTTTGATAAGTGCTTGTAGTTGCTCCTGTACTTATATTTCTTGTATATGCAGCAGCTCCTCCAGTTTCTTCACGAGTTCTATAGTTTGTAGGAACTTGAATTTTCATTCCTTTTAATGTATATGCTCTCTCAGGTAATTGACTGTTAAAGTCTTTTGCATTAAAACTTACTGCACTATATGCTGTATGAGGATAACTTAATTTATCTTTTACTATACTTTCTACAGTTGATAAAGTACATGGGTTAGTATGTTTAAAACTTCCATCTTTAAAATTAATATCATTTATTCTTCGTACTTTTATTTTCCAATTATCATAAGGTTGAAACTGTTCTGTATTTATTACAAATTCTTCTGAAAAAGAAGTATATTGAGCAGAAGACGGTTTTATATAACCATTATTATATCCGGTTCCTCCTTTACTTACAAATTTAGTTATATTAGTGCCTCCAGGACCGTCTGGTCTAGTAAGTATATCATTGTTGCTAGGACCAAAAGCTAGTTCTGAAACATAGCTGGAGCCTCCATCAGTGCTATATTCAAAGAATATTTGCAGTTCAACAAAAGAAGGACCTTTTGCACCTGAAGATTTTACTGCATGGCACGAAGGAAAAGTAAAGTTTAAATGTACTTCATCTACTTCTGAAGGATTTGAAACCCCAAGAAAAGCTGAAGTAAGTATCGTGTCTCCTGCAGTACCTTCTGTCTGAGAAGGCTCATCTAATTCATTATTATATCCTGAAGATAAATTACCTGTAGTACCTATGTTAGCTCTTAAATTATTTTGTAGCATTTCTATGCCAGGACTAGATATAACAGATGACTGGCCAAAATCACTATCTATTATAAGAGGGCTTTGTGTTATAGTTCCTGTTCGTAACCCAAATTGTAAGTTATCAACATTAAATAAACTCTTAAGTTTTGTATTTGTTATATTTGCTCCAGTTATAAGTACTGGACTTCCTGTGATACTTACTCCAGGAGCTTGAGATAAAGTTGCATTATTACCAGATATACTAGCTATGCTTGTAATTAAATCTATATGTAGTGTTGTATTTGAGACAGTAGTTGCTATTGGTTCATTTATAGTTATTTGTGTAGCACTGACGAATTGACCTGTAGTGACTAAAGTACTGCCATCTTGTCCTGCTCCTTCTATTCTTATGAATCCTCCTAGAGCTGCATTATTTAGTTGCACTAACATAGCACTAGTAAAGAAACTACTAGACGTTGTGATTGTAGTAGCTCCAGCAGTACCACTTGCTATTGTTGTTTTTGCTTTTGCGCCTTCGATTAGTATTTGTCGGCTACCTAAAGACATACCAGTTAAATTATTATGGCTTAAAGCTCCTATTTCTCCAAATACGGAAGAAGTTACTGTAGTATTATTTGCAGTAGTATTTACTGTTGCTCTACGAAGCTTTACTATATTGTTTGCAAGTTTATCAATGATAGGAATATCATTTAAAAATACAGAAGCTAATCCATCTTCCAGTCCTTCAATTTCTCCTTCTGCTAAGATATCGTACGTTAAAGCAACCTGAGTTTTATTAGGACTTACTCGGTCTCCTGCTGATTTTGTTCCAAAAGGTGTTGTAGTATATTTTGCCATATTATTTCTGCATAAAGGACCCTATTCCATTACGTCCTCCACGGCCTCCCGCGTTTGTTCCTGTGGAGCTACTACCGTAGTATGTAGTAGAAGTTGCACTAGAATCTGCTAGATTAAAGTATGTGCCTTTTAGTTCTCCTGATTTAAATCCTTGACTAAGTGGAGTTCCACCTATTTTCATTGTACCGTATAATAAAGGTACTGGTTGTCCTTGTTCTATATTGTTGTTTGCTCCATTGAATAAAAATGAAGGGTCTGATTCCATATCTCCCGCATCTGGGGCTGACATTTCCATAAGTCCCATCATAGCTAGATTAACCCCTAACATAGCTACCATCATGCCTCCTGTTGTTAGATTTAAAGTTAGACCTGCCGCTGCAGCTTGTGAGGCACTTAACCCAGTTACAGCTCCTGTTGCTATATTAAGAGTACCTCCTGCTTGTAAACCTGCCATACCTGCTTGAGTTATAGCTCCAGTACTTCCTATACCCCCTGTAGCCGATGTTAAGCCTCCCATCGCAGGCATCATAAACATAGCAGCAAGTAATAGTATTCCTGCAATAAGTTTACCAAGTCCTTTACCAGAACCTGCTGGTATAGGAGTTATAATTACAGTATCTTTTAAATTATTTAAAGTTAATTCATCAAGACTATCGTCCATAAACTCTTTCCCATTTTGAATTGTAAATTGTATGTTATTATCATGGCACTCTGCAATATATTCTTTGAATCCTTCAACTTGACAGTCAATTAATTTTAAAATTTCACGCATAGACTTATGTCCAGAAGTCCAATCTGTTCCAAATTTGTTTCCTAATTCTCCCATTAATTTAACTTGGGTCATAAATATATTCTCCTCTTTCCGGCAACGATACAATTAAATATGGTATGCCTAAAACTTTTGATGCGTTTTTGTCATGCTCGCTTGGACGACAATCTTGGTTATAGTGACTATGGACTACATATAATATTTTTGAAATAATCGAATGACGAACGTATTCTTTTGGGTCAATATAAAAAGAATTTTCATCATTACTTTTATTTTCTACAGAAATAAATTTAACCTCATCATTTTTTTGAACTATGAGTCCACAACCTTCTCGTGGTGTCTCTTTCTCCATATGACTATATATTTCTGGTAATAGTTTATTTAAACTTTCTTGCACCTGGGAAACCTCCAAAAAATAAAGTGTGTTTAGTGTCTTGTTTAGCTTTTCCTGTGCTTGTTGCTGTTCCAGCAGATATAGGATTAAATCCATATCTAGTTTGACATGAAGATAGTCTTTTTCCACATACATCTCCACGTCTATAATATTTACCATGTGCAGGAGTATTTCCTGACTGAGTTAATCTTACTTTCCATACAAAAGCTGTTCCTGAAGTAGCTTTTACATAGTTATTATACCTATCATCAGTATAAGAGTAATAAGTAGTACTTGCATTATAGTTATCAAAAACTCTTACTCGTATCCAATCTGAACTTGAATCAGAAGGAGCAGAACTTGTAGTTTGTATTGCTTGCCAATAATTTATAACTGTTCCTCCATCTGCAGAAGTATCTAAAGTACCATTAGCTAAGTATCTCCTTACTCCACTAGCAGCTCCTAATGTAGTTGTGTTTTTATGGTATGTGTTGGCAGCTTTACTTCCTGAACTATATGTAGTAAAAGTAGTACTTGAAGGTACTATATACTCATCATCTTCGTTTACGTATACGGAATAAACTGTTCCTTCTATATTGTATTTTCCTTCCTCATGCCAAGTACACCCACCTCTTCTTGCACTTTGTGACTTCGTAGGACTAGCACCTTGAAATGCCCAAGGACAAGCATTGTGTCCTACTATTCTATAAGGTAGTACTAAGCCTTCTACTGCAAAAGGACTTGCAAGTTCAAAAGATATTTCTTGTGCAGTTTGTTGTTCTACCCTATCGATAACCCATGTCTGTCTTGGAAACTCTATAGGAGTACTTCCTGAGCCTGTGTCCGAACTCCCTCCCTTTATATATTTCGCTAATGTTCTTCTTCTATATAACTTTTTCCCTACTAGACTCTGAAAGTCTGTTGTTCCTATTAAGTTTTCAAAATCTACAGTAACATTTGAAAAAGTAATTACAGGTCTTGGAGAAGTACCTGTACTTGATGTTTCAAAGCCTTCACTTTCTACTGGAATTGCTGAGTATGAATTTAACTGAGTGTGCGTGTCATAGTCATAAAGTTGTATAGCTGCTAAATCAGTATCTAGTGCAGGAGC